AAGAAATTTCTAACTATTTTTGAGCCATCTTTTTTTGTTTCAATCACATGTGTTACTAATGTTTCCATATTTTTTAAGTTTTAAATGTTAAAATTCTTCTACAAATCTTTGTTTGTAACTACAATGATTTACTAAGAAATCAATTTTTCCCCAACTACCATTTCCCAAATCATGGGATTTGTGTTGTTTGTTTCCATTTAAAACTAAGACAAATTTGCCTTCAATTTTAACATCGCTCTTTCTCTTAAGAGCTTTTAACACTTCTTCCTCTGAATGTTGTTTACGTGCCATAATTTAATTTAATTTAATTGTTAATAATTTATTGTATTAATATTGTTCCTAATAGAAATCCTGAGCTTAAATGAAAGAATAAACCTAATTGAAACCAATTAGCCTCTATTCCAAAAAAATAGCTTAAAAAGCGTGTAATGATGTATGCACATATATAACATAGTAATACAACACATGTTATAAATAATAATATTGTATTCATAATTGTTTTTATTTTAATTTGTTATATAATTTAACAAGGAGAAAAGGGAAATTTATTCCCTTCCCCTGTCACTACAAGGGTTATTTTTAATACCACCCTATAAAGCATATGTTTTAATGTGTTGTTAAATAATAAAACCAAGCCCATAATAGACAAGCAAGAATAACATATGATAATTCCACATCTTTATGTTCTTTATTTCCTAAAGCTTCTATAAGTTTAGTAGATAATTCATGAAAAGTTGCATAACTTAAAAATAAAGCAAAAAATAATATAATTGTTGTTATCATAATAATGTGTGTTTTTTAGTTAAATAAATAAACTTGTTATAATTTCTTTAGAGACAATAGATTCTTTTGTAAACACTATTTGATGCTCTCCTTCTTGATATTCTAATACATTAATAAGAAACACTTCAAACCCATGTTTATTCATTTCTTGAATTTCTTCTTTTAGTACCCATTGTTGTAGTTGTTCAACAGTTTTATATCCACAAAACCATTTTTTATCATCTAATCTTATTTTTAAACCATCCTCTTCAGGACAATTAAAACTTAAATGTCTGATCATTAAATTTTTAATAGCTTCAGCAGGACTGTATTTTCTTTTTAGTTCGGATTCATTGTCAAAATAATACATAAACATTCCTAAACCATCTTCTCCTTCTATTCTAACTACTTGCATAATTTTTAATGTGTTTAGTTATTTCTGGAAATATAGCTTGCTACCTCAAATAATGCATTGACAGCATTTAACAAGTCTAATATATCCCAGTGTTATTTTAATTAAAAAATATAATTATAGTGGTGGCCTCAATATACACCTTATTTCCTTCGTGTGTGAATGTACCCTCCTAAAATACTTATAACTGTAAGTGATATAGTTTTAATATATAAATGTTAATTTTTTGTTAAATTATCTTAAAATACTTGATTATTAAATAAAAAATCATAGCTTTGAGCGGCTTTGAGCATAAATCAAAAACATTAGATAAAATAATATGAATAATCAAATAATATCTGGAGTATACTGTATAGAAAATACTATCAATAATAAAAAATATATTGGTAGCTCCAAAAATATAGCTCATAGATTTAAAAGACATTTGTGCTATCTTAGAAATAAGACACATGTTAATAAACATTTACAATCTGCAATTACTAAATATGGTATTGAAAATTTTAAGTTTTTTATACTTGAAAAATGCTCTCCTGAAGATATATTTAAAAGAGAACAATATCATATTGAAAGTTATGATTGGTCTATATTGTATAACAAAACTAAAATAGCAGGAGCTGGTGGTGCAGACGTACAAAGAAAGCCTATATATCTTCTAGATTTATTTGGTAATATTGTTAAAGAATTTAAAAGTGGTTTAGATACTTCTAACTATCTTAATCAACCCAAATTAAACTATCGTGGAATAAATACCCATAGTATAACTCGTAAAAAATATAGATTAGTAACTCCTGAATTTTATAATAATCATATTGATATTATTAAATCTTGGAAAACTTATACTTGTGAATATATCCATAAAAAAGAATTATACCATAAAATAAAATATTTAACAATAGACATATTTAATATTAGAACTGAACATGCTTTAACAAAAACAATAGCACCAATATTAGGAATATCAAATGCAGCTTCATCTTTAATTATAATTAAAATGAAAAAGAAAAATCTTACAGAATATATTCATAAAAAATCTGGCACTTATATTACTTTTCTATAGATAGTTTAAAATATTTTCTCAAAACAAGAAATGACTTACGAGCCAAGACAATTAATAAAACAAATGTAATACCCAACCTCCTAATAATGTTAACCAAGGAGCAACTATAAGTTGAGTCCAACTAACAACATTATCTTTGTATTCATCCTTAATTTGTGTTTTAGAATGTTTAGTAAAACAATTTACTAAGAACATTATTCCTGCAAATTGTATCCAAGTAAATGAATGTAAATCAGGAAAAAGAGGGATAATAAACCATCCCCAAAAAATTGTTGCAACATATCCCCAACTAAATGAAGAATACAACACAATAATTGGTACTAATACCAATACACCTAAGAATAATAATGTTTCCATATTTTTTTTTAATTTAAGTTATTAATTTTTACATATTACAAGGAGGAAGTTCTTTTTCCCATTGATTATTAATTAAATATTTATATACATATCTCCCTACAAATGTCATATGAGCAGATTTATGTCTTTTTAAACCACATCTTATACACTTACCTATTCCTAGTTCTGTGTCCCATTTGTGTTTAATTCTTTTTCCTTCTAATTGTTTAGAAGCGTTAATAGAAGTTCTTTCACCATGACAAGATTTACATTCTGTATAATATGTTCCATCAGAGCGTTGATAAAATCCTTTCTCAACAACAAATCTCCTATTACATGTACAACATGTTTTAATGTTTAATTCCATAATAAAAAGAAATTAATTCATTGAGATTTCAAAAAACAATAAACAATCTAAACCAATAGATAATTTACTATCAGCATATATAAAATGTGTTTTCCAAGAGATTAATTCAAACATTAATTCTGGAATATATTCATCCACTTCTATTATTTCTAACATAATATATTATTTAAAAGTTTCTAAAAGATATAATTGGAATTATTAACCAATTAGCGTATTTTGATTTTTTATAAGCATATTCAATTGCTTCCTGCTCTGTATCAAATTCTTCTTGAGGATGTGTTGTAGAATAATAAGATCCTTCAATTTCACCGTAAGTTAAATTAACATCAACTCTCTCATTATCAATTTTTTTAGTTTTGATTTGAATAGCTGTATATTTTCTCACTATTTTATTCTCATCCATAATATATTGTTTTAGTTGTTAATAAATAAACTATTGTAATCAGAATTATTAAGACAAATCTTTTTACTGAACATAGTGCAACCATATGATGCGTTGTTACAATAGTTTAAAAATAATGCTTATAATAACTCTCCAATATTTGAGATAACTTAGCATTGCTGATATCAGATTAATTACTCCTAATAGTTGGATAGAGATTTTTGAAACCAACATTTTAATCTTATCAAGTTATTTTAAATAATATAAGGGATGATTTTTACCTTNATTCAATAGCCTAGATTATTTATCACTATCATTTACCGTCTAGCTAAATTAGCTTAGGTTGTTTTCAATTTGTGTTTGTCATTTTACCTATAAATACCCAACTTTGGTTATGACTGTCATATAAGTTATGTGATAAATCACTCAACGGGTTGTTAATAAATTTATATCCCACTTACCTCTCTATTACTGCGTGTCCGTACAGTGTCTCCTTTTCGCAACCTACTAAGGTATAATTTTTGGGAATCTATAATAAATAGAGAGTGTGGGCTTTTATAATCTCTTTAATCTCACTGTTATCTTAAGTTCAGTGCCCATACATAAGAGTAATCTTTGGGTAATATATATGTAGCCATGCCTACCTGTTACACATGGATGATCTAAGAGTTTAAGCAACAACTCACAAGCATATTACAACGGTGAGAAGTACAATAGCTTTCAAAGTTAGCCCTTTGTGCTTACATTGTACTACACCGTATATTATTCTTTAAAAAACTCTACAGGAATGTATACCTTCCAATATCACTAGATTAAATTTAATAGTCTAATCATCCTATATAAAGCGCAACACTTTCTAATGAAGTTAATACCCTAAATATGTAATATGCTTTTAACAGCATAGAGTTTTAATTATAATCAGTCAACTCAGCATTACCTGTAATTGACTGACTAAAGTGTTTTTAAATTTGTTGTGGAATACAATTAGTATCAAAAGGAATACAGTCTAATAACCAAGCTATATCAAGCCATTTATTACCATTATGTAATAATGAATTGGTATAGTAAGTATTATATAGAATAATAAGTCTTTCATCATTAGATAAATGTCTGTTAACTCTATCTAATAATCCATAAGGTGTAACACCAAATGTACTTAAACCATATTTATTAAGAAGAGTAACTAATTCTAGTTTATCTGCTTCTAATCTAACCATTGATGCTTTATCAATTTTCATAATTTTGTTATTTAGTCAGTTAATAATTTGTTTTATGTTTTTAAAAAAACTATTGTAATATAACTTAATCTTAACTCATCTGATATTCACAAGCCCAAATTTGTGTCGCACGATTCAAACGTACCCCTAAGTTACAAGTGTATATAAAGAGCATTTTATACTTCTTTTTATTACAATAGTTATTAAATAAAACTCTTACTCTACGTTACCTCTTTAGCACTTTAGATTCACATGCTCAATTCTCTAGGAATATTGTTGTTATGTTATAAGAGTATATTGAGAGTTCTCACCAGTACTCACAACTATATTTTTAAATATCTAACCAATCAATTTTTGATGAATCAGGGTTATCTAAATCATCAATCCATATTTCAACCATAATTATATATTTTAAAAAATCACTTGTCCAAATTCTAGTGATTGTTATTTAACCACTGGATTATTTCTTCTTCATCTCTTGATGAAAATACTACTCTAACAATTCCTTCAATTTTTCTACGAATCATAAATAATCCATTTCTACATGTATATCCTTTTCTTCTTAAATTCCTATGTATAATAGGGAGATTTGTAATATGCCTCCATTGTCTACCATTTGTAACTCCAAAATGAATATCTTCTGTATCATTAGGATATAATAATTGTATTTCTTTTAAAGAATTATTATTTAATATCATATTCCATATTTCTAATTTAATATTATCATTAAATTTTGAAAATGTATTAGACATTATTTGCTTCTTTTTAAATAATTGTTCTTCTGATAAAGTTTCTTTTGTTAAACCTCCAGTTCCTCCAACACAAAGATTACATAATCTATAATTTAATCTTTTGTAATATTTAATCCAGTGTTTTTCTCTTTCTTTCCAATTATTTTCATTACAAATTTCTATAAGTTCCATAATTGGTTTTTCATTTCTTTTAAGCAATTTTTTTATCCAATTAGAACTATATCTATTAGTTTTATTTCTTCTAGCATCTGCAATATGGGAGTATAATCTTCTTTTAAGATTAGTAGTTTTACCAATATATCTTATACTCCCATTTGACTCTTTTAAACAATATATATAAACTTCTTTCATAGAAGTAAAGATATGTATTATTTTTCATTTTACCAAAAATATCTTCAAGCAAGTGATTTAATTTTTATCCTACTGTAAAAATAGCTATCCAGTGTATATAACAATAGCCATTAAGATATTCTTTTTCTTTACAAAGTCTACATTCTTTATTTTTGCACATTATTTTTAGAATTTATTAATCTTTTACAATTAGTTTCAATATTAAAAGCTTCTTGTTCAGTATATTCTTTATCAATTAAATAAATTTCTTCATCATTTAGACAAATAGTATTACCTTTAGTATTTTTAATAAAATGTTTTTTATAACTCACTTTATTTTTAGTATCAATTGAAGTGAGATTTGAAAATACTTCATCAACTTCACCTTTATTCACTCCACCATATTTAGTAAAATGAATATATTTATCTCCTTTTTGTAACATTTTATTATTTAATTTATAAGTTTTTTTCAATCCATTGTTCTAATGTTAAATCAGAACCAATATTTAAAGTATTATTAAGTTTATTTAATAAAATAATTACTTCTTCTCTATTCCAACTATCTTTTAATTTCTTAATTGTAATAGTATTGTCTTTAGGATTGATTTTTACAATATTTTTATCATAACAATGACAACCATTTTCATCAGGAATACATTTACCTATAAATTTGTCTTCGTATTCAACTAACACATCAGTAATTATATTACCTTTATTATAACTCTCAATATATTTTTCAATAAATTGTTGTGATGGTTTAGTGAATTGTCTACCAAAAGGAGTTATTTCTGTTGATGAAATATTAGTATCTGTTGTAGCTATGATTTTTTTATAAAAGAATTTATTAGAAGGCTTTTGTAATTGTAAAATATTATTATAATTTATTGAATAAACCCAATCACCTTCTTTTATTTCATCATCACTTAAAATATATATGAAGTTATTCAAATATATTACTTTACATTTTTTTTCCATATATAATTTTTTGTTTTATTTTGTTTATTGTTAATACATTGTGATATTGAAGTATGATTTACTCCAGTTTGTTTTGATGCTTCAGTTATAGATTTAAAAGTGTTTAACAAATTCATTTCTGTTTTTTATAAGAGTTAAGTTTAATCTGTCTAATGTGTTTTATTTTAAATCCTTCATTGGGACTTTATCTATATACCTCCCTATAGTGTATTATGACGTACCAAATATCAGATTATTTCAAGAATATTACAATCAGGATATAATACTTCAAACTTTTGTTGAGCTTGAAAATCATCCTTGGCTTGTGTTGTTGTTTGGTTTTTTCTTCCTACGTGGTCTTTGTAATAAATTGTAAATGTTTTCATTATTTGTTGGCTAGTTTATGTGTTAATTTAGCTTGTTTTTTCTCATCTTTTGTAAAATAAGATTGGGCTTTTGTTAAATAATTAGTTCTATCTGAATTAAAGAAGAAATTTCTAACTATTTTTGAGCCATCTTTTTTTGTTTCAATCACATGTGTTACTAATGTTTCCATATTTTTTAAGTTTTAAATGTTAAAATTCTTCTACAAATCTTTGTTTGTAACTA